AATCCGGAACCCTGCTGCTTTACCTTGCGCCTTCCTATGGAGGATTTATGATTTTCTTAGTCAATCGGTTAAATCGGGCTGAGTCCGAAGCCGATAAAGAAGAGTTTGTTCGAGGACTCACCAACCTTAAACAGGGTGGCGAGAAAAAAGCAGCGGCCGCATTAGTGGCGGGCTACTTACTCTCGAAAGCTCTTCGTAAAAATGGCTAGCACATTCCGCAGAATAGGTAAGCAGTTTGAGCGAGAGTTACAATATCGCGCCCAGAAACACACAACTATGCTTCGCTACCATGCCGTATTGGCGGGGTGGCCTACCGAGATTGTAGATAAGATCCACCTTCGTCTAAACGAAAAGGGTCAGTACAGAGCAATGTGTGCTAAAGGATTTAAGAATCACATCCTGGACTGGGAAGAGGGAAACTCTGAAAGACCCCCATCACCTGTGGTTAGAAACTACATGTCTATGATTGGGGTTAACTAATGCCTTTTATTAACAATGAGGAAAATGCCCTAAAGCTTTTGCTTAGTGGAATGACGGTTTCAGATTCAGGAAATCCAGCTAGACCTGTGGGCGTATTCTACGGCCAGCCTGATAAAGAAATTCGTCAACAGGCGTATCCTTATGTAACTATTGATCTTATAAATATGGCGGAAGCTACGGACAGAGTTCAATCTGGAATGGTTGTTCTTCCATACCAGCCTGAAGGGTATGACGGTGTCTCTAGCTTGGAGACCCCGTATCCAATGCCACTTTATCTGGAATACCAGATTACCACTTTTGCACGTCAACCTCGACATGACCGCCAGATACTATCCCAACTATTTAGTATCTACCGTCTACCAGTTAGATTTGGACAACTGTTCGTTCCAGAGGACTCCACATGGCGTCGTTTAGATACAGTTGGTTTTTCCAAAAGGGACACGACAGAATCAGACAAGCGTCTTTTTATGAACGTGTTCACCATCAGGATTGCCACTGAAATACTCAGGGGCACTCTAGCACTTGCGTACCCTGTTACTCAAGACCCGGGTATTACGCTAGACAGCGTCATACCTCAAGAAGATCTACAGAATCTGGTAATCAATCAAAGCACACAATAAGGCTAAAACTCGGACCCCCTAACTAAAAAAAAAACTAACTTATTAAGGAGAAAATCAAATGGCTACATTCAGTAGACCAGGCGTCTTCATTGAGGAAGTCCAACTTCCACAGACTATTGAACTAGCGGACTCAGGCAATGCAATTGCGGCATTTATTGGCGCAGCTGCACAGGGCCCTACCAGCGTTCCTGTACTTCTTAGCTCTTGGACACAGTTTACAAAAACTTTTGGATCTCTTCAGGATGCCTACCCACTAACATGGGCAGCTTACAACTTCTTTGCTAATGGCGGTCGTCAGCTTTACGTAAAGCGCGTCGTTGGTTCAGGATCAGCTACAGCTTCCTATATTCTTACAGATAGCTCTACCAATGCTCTAAATACCATTGGCGTATATGCTGCAAATCCAGGATCATGGGGAAATACCCTCGCAGTCCAGGTGCGTCCAGCAGGCGTTTCAACACGCTTTGGACTTGCAGTTTATGGTGCGCCAATTATTGCGGGTAACTCAACATCAAATATTCTAGAACAATATTCAGACCTAAGCATGGATAATACAGATCCTCGCTACTTTGCGTCTGTAATCAACACCAGCTCTAGCTATATCTATGTTACAGATCTAAGCTCAGCTTCTGTTGCGCCTACAAATATGCCAGTTACTGGAACAACTCTTTATGCACTAGGTACTTCTACTGCAGGTGCAGACGGATCAACCCCAGGAACTTCTGCATATCAGGCAGCTTTGAGCAGCTTTGATGCTGTTAATAACCCACTTGTATTCAACATCCCAGATGCTGCATACATTTATAACGTTTCTACCGGATCTGGAACTGATCGTTCTAACTCGATTACTGTTCAGGCTAACCTTGTAGCTTATGCTGAGGGCCGTGGTGACTCGTTTACCATCATCGATGTTCCAGAAGGACTTTCGGCATCAGATGCTCAAACTTATGTAAACGACACAGCAACAGCTTTTGCTGGTTCTTCTACAGGTTCAAGCACCGCTGCCTACTACCCATGGTTGTTGATCCCAGATACACTAAAGTCAACTCCAGGCGCTACCCGTCTTCAAGCTCCAGGAGCAGCTATGGCAGGTATTTACTTGTCTACTGATGCTTCTCGTGGTGTCTTCAAGACTCCAGCCGGTCTTAATACGCGAGTTGCTCTAGCGGTTTCAACAGAGCACCAGTTTACAAACGCTGAACTAGATACCTTGAATACCTCTACACATCCAGTAAACGCTATTCGCCAGGTTCCTGGTGCGGGCATTGTTGTTATGGGTGGACGTACTCTTGATAACACCCCAGGACATCGTTATGTAAATATTCGTCGTTCCTTGTTCTACATTGAAAAGGAACTTAAAGATCGCACACAATTTGCAGTATTTGAGAACAATGACTCACGTCTATGGAATCAAATCCAAATCGGTTGCTCACAGTTCTTGAGCACCTATTGGCAGCAAGGCGGACTTCGCGGAGCTACTGTAACTGACGCATTTTATGTTAAGTGCGATTCAACCACCACTTCTGGCGCAGACATTATGAATGGCCGCGTTAACATCGAAATTGGTGTTGCCCTTGAGTACCCAGCTGAATTCGTAGTTATTAAGCTAGGTCAAATTACCGGATCAGCTACAGCCTAAGGAGATAAATAAAAATGGCACTAACAATGGATAATATCACCAGCAGAGCTTTGGCTACGGATCCAATCCGTACGTTTAAGTTCTTGGTAAGTTTTACCCCAAATGATACTAAGGACACCACCTGGAACGCATCAAAGTGGAACCAGATGGGTTTTGTATCTGCGTCAGGGTTCAGCGTTTCAACAGAACCAATCGCATACCGCGAAGGTGGATATAACACCAACGTACACCAGATCCCAGGACAGTCGTCTTTCACACCAATCACCTTGTCTCACGGCTTGATGCTTGGTCAGAATTACAACATGAACTGGATGAAGCGTCTATTCTCATTGATGACTTCTACAGCTGTTTCTGGTGTTGGTGGGGATTTCCGCTGCACAGTAGATATCGCAGTTCTAAGCCACCCAAACCCACAGGGTTATACCGTAAACCTTGCTAGCGGTGGAAAGACTGCTGAAAACGATAGTGACCAGCACGTCTCTATGCGAATCCGCGTGTATAATGCTTGGATTGCAAACATTGGATACAGCGGCTTGGATGCAGGCCAAAGCACACTCATGGTAGAAGAAATGACTCTTGTACATGAAGGCTTTGACATCATTCTTGCAGATGACTACACAAAGACTGCAAATACCTTCGCGAACTAATTAAAGAAACTAGGTACACAATATGGCAACAGAAACAACAATCGATGCCGCCTCAAATCCGGCATTAGCTACAAAACTCGTAGAAGAAGCACTTTCCCCAAAGGTGGAGAGCAAGCCAGAGCCTGCTGTGGTTATCTCTCCACCCGATGGGTTAGTAACTTTACCGGGTGGTTTGGCAGACCCTTTTGAAGGTCTTATTAAAACAGCCGAGGTTCGTGAGCTTACCGGTTCTGATGAAGAAGCTGTAGCTCGAGTGAACGATGCGGGCAAGTCGCTCCTAACTATCTTAGAACGGGCAGTTGTTAAGATCGGTGATAAGCCAGCTACAAAGGATGTTCTAGACTCACTTTTAGCTGGAGATAGAGAAATGCTTCTTCTAGCTATTAGAAAAGCAACCTTTGGTTCAGAGGTAATTATTGGTCCAGGATATTGCCCAGCCTGCCAATTTGAACAAGAATTTAATATCAATCTTGAAGACGATGTTCATATTAAGGAAGTAGAGAACGGCGAATATACCTTTGTAGTAAAGTGCAAGGTAGGTTCCGTAGAGGTGTCGTTACCTAACGGAAGTGTTCAAAAGGCTCTAGTAAATGCCACAAATAAGAACTCAGCAGAACTAGATACGCTACTTTTAAAGGGCTGTATCTTGAGCATTAATGGCAATCCTCTAGTTACAAATGAGGTTGTAAAAGACCTCAGTATTAAGGATCGTCGAGATATACTTAAGGCTATAACAGACCGCAACCCTGGACCACAACTCGGAGATATTAAAAAGTCATGCAAGTCCTGCGGCCAGGAGGTACCGCTTCCGCTAACACTGGCGGAGTTGTTTCAAGAGTGAATTAGTCTATGACTCTCTTATAGAGTCTTATGACATACTCATGAGAGCCTATCCAGGCTGGAGCTTGCAAGATGTACGTTCCCTATCCTTTAGGGAAAGAACCATGTGGATACTACGTATTAGGTAAGGCGGTGATTAACTTTGGCTGGTTACGAAAACCTGTTCTCTGCTGCTGACAGCAACATTGAAGGCATTGGCACGACTTTTGATAAAGAATTTACAAAAGCGTACAACATCCTAAAACAGATGCTTGGCGTAACAGGCGAGATGAAAGAAAACGCCAAAGAAACCGCCTCAGCATATACCGGTCAAACTCAGGGTAGCAGTAAGCTTGGATTAGGAACTCTTCCCCTTAAGCAGGCATTAGGCCAGTTTAGTAAGGGTCAATTAGCTATGGGAGCTGCCGTTGTGGGCGGCTCTACAGTCATGTCTATGGCTCCTAATACAATGTCTGCAGTTGCGCAAAGAATGTACGCAGACTCTGTTGCGGGTCTGAGCGGCATGAAAGCAAGCCAGGTTATTTCTCAGTCTAACAGACTTGTACAGGGTGCAACAAGTGCGGGTGGACCAACAGCTGCTGCGGCTAATCTTTTTTATCAAGGTGGTTACTCTGCAGGATCTGTAAGCTCCCAAAACATTATGGCAAGCCTTGGCGGCTTAAGCGCCATTACTGGTGGAAGTAACGAACAGGTAGCATCTAGCTTAGCCGGCATTAACGGCATGATGTTCCTGCGTTTGGGTATCCGTATTCGTGACAATAACGGCCAGCTTCTTCCTATTAATCAGATTATTAATAGCGTCTATAACGGCCTGTATGGTGGACGCCAGATTACTCAAGAGCAGGCAGCAACACTTTTAAATCCAGGATCTAAGGGGTACCAGACCCTTATGATGGTCTGTGGTGGCGATCAAAACCTCTTTATGACAATTGCAATGGGTGTTATTACCCGTGCTAAAAAGGGAAGCGCA